CGCAAGGGGTCTCACGAGGAGGAAAAGAAGCTTCTGTTTTCTTGTTAACTTCTTCGCTCGCCCGCAACGCAGGATCGGCAACAGTTCCAAATTTTGAATCATTCAGGGACAGATTCTCTAACGCAAAGTCTCCTTGGGTGATCTCACAAAAGTTCGGAGGAAATCCAGTAAACCTTTTTAGATTCCACTCATTAGATTCAGGAGCAGGAGTATCAAATAGGTTTAAGATTACGATTGCTAACATCGTTCCTTCAACTGCTGCAAATTATAAGTACGGAGCTTTCAATGTAGTAATTAGAGCTTTTGATGATAATGATATAGATCAAAAAGTTTTAGAGAGCTTCAACGGAGTTAACCTAGATCCATCTTCTGATAGATACATCGCCAAAGTTATTGGCGATATTAATGCATACTATGACTTTGATAGAGATGAAGCAAGTCAAAAACTTGTTATTGAAGGAAATTATACTCTTCGATCTCGCCACGTGAGAGTTGAAGTGTCTAACGAAGTGTTAGACATGGCTGTAGATTCCTCTGCTTTGCCAATGGGCTTCAGAGGAATCTCTCACCTTGTGACATCTGGATCTGTTCTTAAGACGCCGCTCACCACAGCTGATAATGACGAACTCGTCACATCTGAATACATAAAGAACGTCGTAGAGTCTCCTTTACCTTTCAGAAAAACTATCATAGACGGAACAGGATTACAGGCTCAAGAAAATGCTAGATACTGCTGGGGTGTTAAGTTTGAACACACGATGGATCTGACTGAGCAGAACAGCGGAAACACACCAGACAAATCTCTAAATTACTTTACGAGTTACTTCCCAGATTTTGCCACAACGGACATGAATTTCGTTGAAGGCGACAACACCGGAGCTTCTGATACGTCGGCTAACGGTATCTTGGATGCAGACAGATTCTGCAACAATCTATTCACACTTGAGCACATAAAGATCAAGACAGGATCCAACGGAACAGTCGATCAACCTGATTCTTGGAAGTATGCAGAATACGTTCGTAGAGGATCTATACCAGTTGACGACGTTAATAAATTCCGCGCAGTCAACGTATCTGATCTTGCGTTCTCGCAGAACAGAAGATTCCTCAAGTTCACAATGGTCATGCAAGGTGGATTCGATGGAGTCAACATCTTTGACGAGAATGAACACCAAATCAACAACGCAGCTGTAACCGCTGACATGAACGATGCTAATAGAGGCGGGAACAGAGGTCCAAACGTCAGTTCTTATCTCAAGGCATTGGAAGTGATGAAGAACACTGTAAATGTGGATATTCAATTGCTCGCAATACCTGGCATCAGAACTCCCGTCGTGACCGATGCCGCCCTTGCAGCAACGGAAGAACGTTTTGACGCACTCTACATCATGGACATGGAGCAGGTAGACAAGGACGGCAATCTGATCAACGTCACAGGAGCAACCAAGCCTTCCGTAACCGAAACAATTGCTCAGCACAAGGCTCGTAACCTCAACACGTCCTTCGCAGCGACCTACTTCCCAGATGTTCTAATGAGAGATCCTTCAAGAGCATCCAACACGGTCGTCGTTCCACCTTCAGTCGTCGTCCTCGGTGCCTTGGCATTGAATGATTCTCTAGGATATCCTTGGTTCGCCCCCGCAGGTTTAACTCGCGGTGCATTGCCAACGACATTAGAAACAAGCATTCAACTTAAGGACGAAGATCTCGACGCTCTATATGATGAAGACATCAATCCTCTCTACGCGCAGATAACGCAGGCTAGATCAGGATTAAACCCCAAGGGTGGTGTGGTCGTCTGGGGACAGAAGACGTTGTACCAAGCTGCTTCTGCCCTCGATAGAATCAACGTTCGTCGTCTACTCATCGACATTCGTCGCCAAGTCCGTGAGATTGCTCAGACGATTATCTTCGAGCCAAACCGCGAGGCAACGCTCGCCCGATTCTCTGCTGCCGTCACGCCACGTCTACAGAGAATTCAGGCCCTCGCCGGCCTCGAAAGGTTCCGCGTGATCATCGATTCTTCGACGACAACGCAAGCCGACGTAGAGAACAACACGGTGAGAGGAAAGATATTCCTCCAACCAACGAAGACCATAGAGTTCGTTTCTCTGGACTTCGTCGTGGCAAACAACCTCCAGTCAGTCACCTGATTGTACGGGGGGTAAAGAAGAAGAGCCGTTCACCGCGGCTCTTCTTTCATTTATATTGGACATGTTTAGAATTCCTTTTAATAATTTTTCTGTTTATCCGTTGGTTGATTAACGTTAGAATTATAAAAATAATCTGCAAAGGATCCTGTTGAGGTGGTCCTTTTTACGTTGTGATAGTTATTGTCGTAAAAAGAAATTGCGATGAGCGAATATAAGTTTAATAGCGCAGGGATATCAGCTCAAGAGATTGGTTTGATTGGCCCGACGGATGAGGAAGATACTCCGCAGGGTCGGAACGCTTGCGTCATAGGAACTTCTTTTATTGGACCTGCATTCGTTCCTTTGACATTAGGCACTCAGTCAAAATTTCAAGCAAAGTTTGGAGATTTAGACGCCAAACTATTCGGCCCTTTTGCTGTTCGGGAATGGTTGAATAATGCTAACTCCGTTACCTACCTACGGGTTTTAGGAATCGGAGATGGTAAGAAAAGAGATATTAGTGGCGACGTAACGTCGGCCGGATTCACCGTCGGAGAAGAACTACCTTTCATCTCGTCTAGCGGATACATAACCTCTAATAGCTTTGCAAGTTCTGGAGGCCCATTAGGAAGGACTTATTTCTTGGGTTGCTTCATGTCCGAGTCAGAAGGCAACACTTACTTCAGTTCAGCCGGACTGCAAGGGACCGGCAGTCAAAATAATATCGTCGCAGCTTCCGTTCCCATCATTCGTGGCATTTTAATGGCTCCGTCAGGAGTTATACTACGTCTGTCTTCATCAGGAGGAGGGTACAACTCAAACGCTCCTCCTTTAACGTACGTTGCCAATGAGTCCACAGCTTATGGAACCACATTAGGATCTGTCACGCTTTTGGAAGGAAATAATTCCGTAAAACAAGAATTCGTGTTGTTGTTAAACGGTTATGCTGCTGGTGACACTGCAATCACGGCGTCTTTTGACATGCAGGCTCCAAATTATTTCCCGAAGGTGTTCAATACGACTGCATCTTACATTCAAGAAAAAGGGCACTTTCTCTACACACACTTTGACATTCATCCTACCGTAGCACAGCTGACAGGAACGAATGTCGTGACCGCTGGGGCAGGGGCAACCTCTGATTCTAACAGGATATTTGGAACTGAGAGATCTATCTTTTTAATCACGTCTTCGTTAGCAAGAAATGTTGGGTCAACGACGGTTCCTAATTATGAAAACTTTAGAGACAGATTCACTCATGCAAAGACTCCATGGTTTGTCTCGCAGGATTTTAGAGGCAATAGACATAACCTGTTCAGATTGCATCTATTAGGTGACGGAACTCAAGAGTTTCAATCTTATAAGATTACGATAAACAATATAACTCCCGCAACTTCTGATTCTATTTATAAATACGGCACTTTTGACATATTGGTACGTAATCTAATAGATCCAGATGGAGAGACCTCAAATACAGTAGAAAAATTCGTAGGCGTCACTTTAGATCCTTCGTCTGACAAATATATTTCAAAAGAGATTGGAGATGTTAACGCATTTTATGACTTTGACAGACCTGACAACGAACAGAAACTCGTCATCGAAGGCAACTACCCGTTAAAATCAAACATCATAAGAGTTGAGGTTTCTGAAGACGTCAAGAACAAGAAGATTCCTTTTGAATCTCTTCCTGTGGGGTTTAGAGGCATCTCTCATCTGGTCACTTCTGGATCTGCACCTTTAGCTGCTTTGAACTCGGCCGACGCGTCAGCATTGATTTCAGCTAATTACATAAAAAACGCGGTGCAACCTCCTCTGCCTATGCGCTTTAACAATAGAGCAGTGAACCTACAAACGACGCCTTCGACGAATAAATCTTGGGGCGTCATGTTTGATCATGCAGGGCAGAACAGTAACAACATCAAACAACCGTTGATGTTTCTATTTGGGTATATCAACCATTATCCTGAACATGCATCAAGTAATGCAAACTTTGCGGTCGGCGATAACGTTGGTACGCTTGATACTCCCGCCAACGGGATCATGGATTCCGACAGATTTTGTCACAATTTTTTCACGTTAGAAAACATAAAAATAATCACAGGGTCCAACGGAACAGTTGACCCACCGTATAATTGGAACTTGGCCGAGTATGTAAGAAGTGGTGACATTCCTGAAAATCACGATGAAAAATCTCGAAGGATTGGTATGGGAGATTTCTTGTCGGCTTCCAATGCAGGGTATCTACGTTATGATGTGATCTTGCAAGGTGGATTCAATGGCGTCAACATATTTGACGCAGACGAAGCAGACCTGACATCCGCTGCCGTGAAAGCCGACATGGCTGATCCATCACGAGGCCGCCTCAAGGGGCCTTCTGTGACATCATATAAAAAATCTTTAGAAATAGTTGGTAATTCCACGAACGTAGATTTTAGCATTTTTGCTATTCCTGGAATTAGAGAACCTGTCATAACAGATGAAGCCGCGCAGGTCGCTGAAGACCGATTCGATGCTCTGTACGTGATGGACTTAGAGAATGGTTCAACCCCGAAAGAAACAGCAGAGATCTTAAAGAATCGTGTTGTAAATTCGTCTTTCGCTGCCGCATATTATCCTGATGCAGTCATAAGATTATCTCCACAACTGAGCACAGAGTATACGGTTCCGCCTTCGGTTGTTGTTCTTGGCGCTCTGTCTCTTAACGATAGTATAGGACAACCTTGGTTCGCTCCTGCCGGTGTGACAAGAGGAAAGTTGATATCGACCGTAAAAACAACGGTACCATTAAATGAAAAAGACCTTGACACTTTATACAAGAGCAATATCAACCCCTTATATGCCACTACGAACATAGAAGGAATAAATCAATTTCAAAATGTGAGTGCTGTTGTCACGTGGGGACAAAAGACGTTGCAGCTGACAAATGCAGCCGTCAACAGGATCAACGTTAGACGTTTGTTGATCGAAGCTCGCCGAGCAGTGAAAGAAGCCGCCCAGACAGCGTTATTTGAACCGAACAGGCCTGAATCTTCTACTCGATTAATCAACATCATCTCTGAGAGATTGGCTACGATAAAATCGTTAGGAGGAATGGATGATTTTAAGGTGACATTATCGCCGTCAAATGATCCAGAATTTCTGTCAATCCGTGGTCGAGTCTACATCAAGCCAAAGAAAACTCAAGAGTTTGTGACGCTTGATTTCTCAGTTTCTAATAATGAATAAAAAATATTTTTGTTAGATCTTCTTG